CTCCGGTTGCCCCTGTTGCCCCTGTTGCGGACTTCCCGCCCGCCGGTTGGACGCCCCACCCCCAAAGCCCCGGTTACTTTTACACCGCAACCGGGCAAGTGATGGATGAAGCCACCTTGCGGGCTTCCATCGCAACCGCCGCCCCTGTTGCGCCGGTTGCTCCCGCCATCCCCGCCCCCGCTCCCGCCGGTGTTCCCGCCGCTCCGGGTATCCCCGCCGCCGGAGGCGTTGCGGAACCCCCACCATGGGCGCAAGCCGGACAGTAACCGGGCAAGCAGGAACTAGGAACCAAAACACGGCGCGGCAAGGAAGATGTATCAACGGAAACCTTGCCGCGCCTTTTACTTTCAAAAAACATGAAGCAGACATATCACAACCCGCAAAACCTAAGCCCGGAGCAATTCGGCGGTCCGGACGGCTTCCGGCTATTGACACAAGAAGAGGCGGCGGTTTTGACGGACCCCGCCGGGCGGGAAACGTTCGTTGCCCGCCAGCTTCGGGAACTCTTGACGCCGGAGCTTTACAACGAAGCCGCTTGCTTGTGGCAACCCGTTTACAAAGACCGGACGCTTGACGAGTCTTTCACCTACCGGACAAGCTCCGCCCTGATTGAACAACCGCCCGCCAAGCAACCTTTCGGGGAGCTTCCGGGGGACATTGAAGACGCCGCAAACATGCTTGTTGAACTTTGCCACGGGGAAGCCGTTTTGAACGGTTGGCATACCAACCTTGCAACAGGCGAACCCCTCCCCGTGAACGTCCCGGAAAAGCTTCTCTTGATCCATTCCGAAGTTTCCGAAGCTTGCGAAGGCTTCCGCAAAAACCTTGCGGATGACAAGTTGCCCAACCGCCCAATGGTTGAGGTTGAGCTTGCGGACGCGGCAATCAGAATTTTCGATTTGGCCGGTGCAATGGGTCTTGACCTTGGCGGGGCCATCTTGGAAAAAATGGAGTTCAACCGGAAACGGGCGGACCATAAGCCCGAAGCCCGGCGCGGTGAAACCGGAAAGAAATTTTGACCATGGCAACCCCAACAGGCTTCAAGGAATGCAACGTTGTATTGGTTGCGCCGCCCGGACAGGAAGAGACTTGCGGGAACCTCCCAACCCTACGGGTTCCCGGAAAATTCACCGGTTCCGTTTGGGAGCTTTGCCCGGAGGAAATGGAGATTGTGAAGCAAACGGGAAAGATATTTGTTGGCGTTTGCGCCGGAGGTATCACCCAACCGCCCATTTACGTTTCCGCCTACGCTCCTGGCGTTCCCCAACACTTTGAACAATCCTTCCAATGAAAAACATCATTTGCCACCTTGCCCAAACAGCCCCCGGCATGGACGCCGGAAGGTTTGAAGCGTTGTATCTGGCGGAGTATCCCAAGGAAGTTGAGTTGACCCCGGACAACATCCGGCAAGCCTTTGCTTCATACAACAAGTATTGCCGAAAATTCCGAAAAGGAACCAAAGCCAAGAAACAATGAAGTTTTCCGTTGCCGCCAGTCCCAAAGACGAAAACGAGCTTGAAGAGTTCACTTTCGTTTTTGTCCCGGAGCTTATCGCCTTGCGCTTCGTTGCGTTCCGGCGGTATGTCCGGGGTTGCGAAACGTCCCCTTGGGAGCTTCGCGCCTTGTGGCAATACCCAAACATTCCCGAAGCGTCAACAGTTGAGCAACCGCCCGTTCCCGATTGGGCGCGGGTGGACGCTAAAATCCATTTTATGCAACATATATCTTTTCAACAAACAGAATGAGCCAACCAACAGACAAAAAGCAAGCCCTCCAAACCGCCAAAATGGCGGCGGAGAAATTGACCCGAACCATTCAAGACTTGCGGGAATCCGCCAGACTGGCAACCGCCGCCGCCGATAGCTTGGCGGAAGAACTTGCGTCAATTGACCAATCGGAAATGGACTTCCCCGAAGAAACGGGGTCATGCGCTGATTGCGCTTTTCCAACCCCCGAACATCACACGCATTGCCCCAACCGCCCGGAATGAAAGCCCAAAAGACGCTTGACGCCATCAACGCCGCCCTTGAAGCGGAGCAAGAGCGGGAACACCGGAAACACCTTGGCGCGTCCATCCTTGGGCGGCGTTGCGCCCGTGAAATCTGGTATTCGTTCCGTTGGGCGGCAATGGAACTTTTCAACGGGAAAATGCTCCGCCTCTTTGACAGGGGGCAACGTGAAGAGGAACGTTTTGCCGAATGGTTGCGGAAAGCCGGGGCAACGGTCTGGACGCATGACGAGCGGCAACCAAGGAAGCCGGACGGGACTTTTCCACAATACCGGATTTCCGGTTGGGGCGGTCATTTCGGCGGGAGTCTGGACGGCGTGGGAATCAACATCCCGGACTTGCCCCCCGGCGTTCCTTTCCTTTGTGAGTTCAAAACCCATGGGGACAGTTCTTTCAAATCACTGGAAAAGGAAGGTCTTTGCGATTCCAAGCCGGAGCATTTTGCCCAATGCCAAACTTATATGTTTCGGATGGGTTTGCCTTGGGCGTTATATCTTGGAATAAACAAAAACACGGACGCCATTTTCCCGGAGCTTATCCAAGCGAACCCCGCCGAAGGTCAACGTCTTTTCAACAGGGCGGGAATGATTATACAATCGGAAACACCGCCCCCCAAGGCGGCAACCTCCCCGAACGCCATTAAATACGTTTGCAAGTTTTGTTTCTTCAAGAAAATTTGCCATGAGAACGCGCCGCCGGAACGCAATTGCCGGACATGCCAAATGTCCCGGATGGCGGACGGCGGAAAATGGGTTTGCGGGCTGTTCAACACCGAATTGACTGTTGCCGCTCAACACGCCGGTTGCCAGTCTTGGACGCTCAAACTTGGATGGAACGCATGAAGCCAAGAGACTATCAATTTGCCGCCGTTCTTGCCCTTTGGAATTACTGGCGGGAGCATTTCGGAAATCCCGTTGTGGCCATGCCAACCGGGACGGGGAAAAGTTTGGTCATTGCCGAATTTTGCCGCCAAGCCCTGCTTGCGTATCCTTCCACAAGGATTCTTGTATTAACCCACGTCAAGGAATTGGTTGGCCAGAATTTTGAAAAGCTTCTTGAACTATGGCCAACGGCTTCCGCCGGGATTTTCTCCGCCGGTTTGAACCGCCGGGACATTGGCCGGAGCGTGACGTTTTGCGGTATCGGTTCCGTTGCGAAGAAAGCCGCGCTTTTCGGTCATGTTGATTTGATATTGATTGACGAATGCCATACGGTTTCCAAGAAAGAAACAACGCAATATCAGGCGTTTATTGCCGCCCTCAAACGCGTGAATCCGCTTTTGAAAATCGCGGGCTTGACCGCCACGCCCTACCGGTTGGGGCAAGGCATGATTGTTGAACCCGGCGGACTGTTCACGGACATTTGCTTTGATATAACTTCAAAAGACGAGTTCAACAAGCTTGTTGCCGAAGGTTATATTGCCCCCTTGATTCCCAAAAAGATGAAAGCGGAACTGGACGTTTCGGGGGTTCGGACAACCGCCGGGGATTTCAACGGGAAAGACCTTGCCGCCGCCGTTGACAAGGAAGCAATCACACGGGCGGCGGTTGAGGAAATGCTTGCCTATGGGGAGGACCGCAACCATTGGCTTGTCTTTGCCGCCGGTATCACTCACACGGAACACGTTGCCGCCATCCTTTGCGAAATGGGAATCCCCGCCGTTGCCGTCCATTCAAAGAGCGGGGACGCCTTCCGGGACGAAGCCGTTGAAATGTTCAAACGCGGGGAGGTCCGGGCATTGGTCAACAACGGGGTTTTCACAACCGGCTTTGATTTCCCCGGAATTGACCTGATAGGCGTCTTGCGCCCCACCCAATCCCCCGGCCTATGGGTTCAAATGTTGGGGAGGGGAACGCGCCCCGTTTGGCTTCCGGGCTTTGATATATCCACAACAGCCGGGCGTCTTTCTTGCATATTGAGCGGGCCGAAACGAAATTGCCTTGTCTTGGACTTTGCGGGGAACACCCGGAGGCTTGGCCCCATCAATGACCCCAAGAAGCCCAAGACAAAGGGCGCGGGTCCGAAAGGTGACGTTCCCGCAAAGGTTTGCCCGGTTTGCATGACGTTCAACCATGTATCCGCCCGCGCTTGCGCCGATTGTGGACATGAATTTCCCTTCAAGGTGAAGCTGGAAAGCCACGCCGGGGAAGAGGAATTGATTGCGGGATTGCAACAGGAACCCGAAGCCCCACTTTGCGAATGGTTCACGGTGCAAACCGTGACTTATTCCAAGTTCATCCCGTGGAACTCCCGCCGCTCCGCCAACTTCGGGAGCGTCCCGGCGTCCCTCCGGGTATCGTATGAATGCGGCTTGCGCGGCTTCACGGAACACGTTAATTTTGAGCATGAAGGCGCGGCCAAGGCGGCGGCGCGGCAATGGTGGATTGAGTCCAACCCGCCGGGCTTGACGATACCCCAAACCGTTGACCAAGCCCTTGCCCGAACCGGGGAGCTTGCCCGCCCCAACCGGATAAAGGTTTGGGTGAACCGCAAAAACCCCCGCGTGATGTTCCGCGATTTTGACCCCATCCCCACCCCATGAACCAACCAATCAGATTGACCCCGGAAGAAACCGCGTCCCTTGAAAAACTGCTTTCCCGGACGGTGGAAATCGTCATTGAAAAGCAGGGGTGGGGGCGGTCTTGCTTGGGCTGTTTCTTCTTTGATGAACCAACCGAATTTTGCAAGAAGTGGAACGCAAGACCGCCCGCCCGGACGCTCGTTCAAGGTTGCCAAGCGTTTGACCCTTGCCCCTTTTGATATTTCTTTCCTATACGCCGCAAGGGATTGCGGGGAAAATCGGCCATGCCGAAAAAATACCTTGCGTGTTTCGGGGAAAAATGTATCTTTTCCATATCGGCAACGAACCGCCGCCAACAACCAAGCAACCAACCAACCAAAATGACCGCAACCAAACCCCACAATCAATTCACTCCCGAAGAAACCGCCGCCGCCGTGTTCAACCCCTTCAAGGTGGGGGACGGCGCAACCGTTCACGGATACAGTGACGCCGCCGCCTATACCGTTTTGAAAGTGACAAGAACAACCGTCACCCTTCAACGGGACAAGGCAACGCTTTTGAACGGAACGCAATCAGGCGAACCGGACGCCTTGACCTTCACCCCCGGCGGTTTTTGCGGACACACGGAAGGCCGCCAACGATACAAATACGAAGCCAACCCGGAAGGTGAAATCATCGTTGCCCATTTGAAGAAAAGCCCGCGCAAAGTGTCCCTTCCTTGTGGGGAATGGGAGGAAGTGAACGGGAGCTTGCGGACACAAAAACTTGAACCCTTCGTTGCCTTCAAATCCTCCCGCGTAACCCCCGGACGTTTTGAGCATTACGATTTTAATTTCTAACCCCAACCCCCGCCGGGGTTCAATCCCCCGGCCAACCCTCAACCAACCGAAGCAATGAATAAAGAACGCCGCAAGCAGTTGTCCGCCATCCTGTCACGCCTTGAAGAAATCCAAGCCGATTTGGAAAGCATCAAGGATGATGAACAAGAGTATTTTGACAACATGCCCGAAGGGTTGCAAGGAAGCGAAAAGGGGGAACGAGCGGAGGAAGTTGTGTCAATCCTTGAAGACGCCCTTTCCAACTTTGAAGACGTTGTGAACCTGATTGAATCCGCCACCGAATAAGACCATGAAAATATCCCTTTCACTCTTAGCCGTCGCCTTCGTTTTCCTTGCCTATTGCTTCGCTTGCAACGAGTCCCCCAAGGGGGCGTTGCGGATGAAGGCGGAGGAAAGAAACAAGGCTGTTGAAGAGCTTTGGCAAGCCGCCCCGTAATTTCCGAAAAGATTACTCTTTACAACCCCCGAACCTCCGGGGATTCTCCAAACAACATGAAGCCAACGCTTCAAGCTCCCATCAAAGGAACCATGAAAACAGAAACCAAGACCGCCAAAAAGGCGGCAACCAAGAAAGCCGCCCCGGCAAAGGGCGGGAAACCCGCGTCCAAGAAAACACCGGCCAAGAAAGTTGCGGCAAAAAAGCCCGCTCCGCCCGCCAAAAAAGCGGTTGCCCCCAAGCCCCCGGTTGCCCATGGTGGCAAGGGAAAAAAGCAGGATGTTGCAACCCCTAAGAAAGCCGCCAAGAAAGCCCCGGCCAAGAAAGCCCCGCTTGTTGTGACTGGCCACAAGGCGGGAAGCCTCCCCGGTGATGAAATCAAGCATGGCGTGTTGAAGCCCCGCGAAGGGACGCAAGCCCGCCAGCTTTGGGGCATTTGTGATACCCTCCAAAAAGACCTTGGACGCCCTCCGGCGCGGTTTGAGTTCCGCCAAGCCGTCCAGAAAATGAAGGGAACGGATGGGAAAAGCGGGGTCAACCCTGATTCCGCTTCCTTCCAATACTTCGCATGGCGCAAGTTCCATGGTATCAAGGGGCGTTCAATCGGAATTTACCCGAAGCGCAACACCTTTGAAGCCAACGTGACGGAACCGAAGCCCGCCAAGGTTCCCAAAGCTCCGGCCAAGAAAGCCGCCAAGGTGGCCAAACCCGCCGCGAAGAAAAAGACCGCGCCGAAGCCCGCCCCCGCCAAAAAAGCGGCAAAGGTGGCCAAGAAAGCCGCCCCGGCAAAAAAGACCGTTGCAACATCTTCGGCCAAACCCGCGAAGAAAGCCGCGAACGCGAAAAAATCAACAAGTGGTTCCGCGCAATCCACGGGGAAGAGTGAAACCCCCGCGCCGAAGGTGACGGTTTCCGAAGCCCCGAAGGTATCAAGCCGCGCCGCCCAAGCCTCCGCCGCCGCCAGGGCAACGGGAGGCGTGACAGTGACGCCGCCAACCAACCCTTGACCCTTTCCCGGAGCGGCGGCAACCGCTCCGGCGAATAACCCGCCCGCCGGGGTTCCACCCTTTTTCCATTGCAATCATTGGGGACATGTAAGGAAAGGAACCGGGAACCCCGGCGGGTTCATTTTTTGGAACCATGCTTGAAACATTAAAGTTTGTCCGGGCGGCGGTTTGCCGCAATGACCTACAACCAACCTTGCAACACTTCCGCTTGCAAAACGGGACAGTGACGGCAACGAACGGTTCGTTGACCATGCAAGCCCCTCTTCCCGTGAACCTTGATTGCGCCCCGAACGCGGGACAGTTCTTCAAGGCGATTGCCGCTTGTGAAGATACCATTTCCTTGACGCTGGACAAAGGGCGGCTTGTTGTCCGCTCCGGGCGGTTCAAGTCTTCCGTTGATTGCACGGACCCGGAACGCTTTCCGATTGTCCAACCCCAAGGGCAAATTTTCCCCCTTTCCCTCCCCATCGTTCCCGTTCTCAAAAAGCTGTTGCCCTTTGTGTCAACGGACGAGTTGCGCCCTTGGGCTTGCGGCATTCTGTTTGCCAACAACTCCGCTTTTGCGTCCAACAATATATCAATCGTTGAACATTGGTTGCCGGTGGCTTTCCCTGTCATTGCCCATCTTCCAACGGACGCCATAAAGGAACTTATCCGCTTGAAGATTGAACCCCAAGCCGTCCAAGTGGAAGCCCATCAAGTCACGTTCCACCTTCCCGGCGGGGCATGGATAGCTTGCCAATTGACGGTTCACAAATGGCCGGACGTTGCGAAGATATTTGAACGGGCGCAAGGCTACGCCGGAAAATGGCATAAAGGGGCGGAGCTTGAAACCGTCTTAAATGACGTTGCCAAGCTTGCCCCCTTCGCGGACGAAATGGGGCGTATTCGTTTCTTGCCGGGTGAAGTGTCCACAAGTCCGGCGAACGCCGAAGGGACTTCCCTTGCCTGTCCCGAATCCCCCGGCGCGGGTGTTTTCCAGTCCGGCCAACTGTTGAGCTTGCGCGGTGTTGCCCATTCCGTAGGATTTGGCGCATACCCCGCCCCTGTCCCGTTCTTCGGGGAAAACCTCCGGGGAGTCATTGCAAGCATGTATGAAGACGCCGCCCCGCAACCCCCGCCGCCTCCGCCGGTTCCGCGAACACCGGAACAACAGGCGGCTTTTGAAGCGGCAATGGCTTCGGATGATATACCTTTTTGAAAAATGAAATTCAAGGACATTGGCAAGGGGCGGGCATACAACGCGGATTGTTTGAAGCTGTTTTCGGAAATGCCGGACGGTTGCGTTGATATGACTTTGACAAGCCCGCCGTATGACGATTTGCGGACATACAACGGATATTGCTTTGATTTTGAAACCGTGGCCAAAGAGCTTTTCAGGTTGACCGCCCCCGGCGGCGTTGTTGTTTGGGTTGTGGGGGACGAAACCAAGAACGGGAGTGAAACCGGGACGAGCTTCCGGCAAGCCCTGTTCTTCATGGAATGCGGGTTCCGGTTGCATGATACAATGATATATCAGAAAGACAACCCCCCGCCGGTGGGAGGGCCGAAAAGATATTACCAGCATTTTGAATACATGTTTGTTTTTTCCAAAGGCGTCCCAAATACGTTCAACCCAATCACCGCCGCCCGGCGCAACAAGTGGGAGGACAAGAGAACGCAAAGGGTGAAAACCTTCACGCGCAAGAAAGACGGAAGTTTCCCGGAAAAAAAGCTCGTTGACCTAACCGGCAAAGTCAAGGTGGGGAATATCTTCAAATATGTTGTTGGCGTGGAAAAGGTAAAGAATCACCCGGCGATTTTTCCCGAAGCTTTGGCGGAGGACCAGATTTCATCTTGGACGAATGCCGGGGACTTGGTTCTTGACCCTTTCGGCGGAAGCGGAACAACCGCCGTTGTTGCGGACAGGATGGAACGCCGTTGGGTGACTTCCGAAATTTCGGAAGATTACTGGAACCTTTCCCTTGAACGCCTCCGGCCATGAGAAAAGACGCCCTTGGTTTGTTGTGGGAAGAAACGCGCCGCCCGAAAATTGAGCGTGTCCGGGAAATGCCGCCCATACCGGAAACAGGATGGCGGACGCCAACAAGCTTCCCGAACCTTGCCCCGGCAAAAGTTATATGTTTTGACGTTGAAACCAAGGACCCGGAGCTTGCGGACTTCAAGGACGAATACGGGGAAACCGTTTCCGGCAAGGGTCCGGGATGGGGGCGCGGCAAGGGGCATGTTGTGGGGGTTTCCGTGGGAACGGAAGACGGCGGGCGTTGGTATTTCCCTTGCCGCCATGAAGTTGAACCGGAAACGAATTGCAACCCGGAATTTGTCTTTGCTTGGTTGCGCCATGAGCTAGGGCGTTCGCATCAACCGAAAGTTGGGGCAAATCTCTTGTATGATTTGGGTTGGCTTCGGCAAGAGGGCGTTCACGTTGCCGGGGAACTCGTTGACGTTCAATTTGCGGAAGCCCTGCTTGACGAAACGGCGCGGACTTCGCTTGATATCTTGGGCTTGAAATATCTTGGGGAAGGGAAGGAAACTTCATATCTTTACGAATGGCTTGCCGGGGCGTATGGCGGGAACGCCACCCCGGAAAGCCGGAAATTCATTTACAAAGCCCCGCCGCGCTTGGTTGGCCCGTATGCCGAAAGTGATGTTGATTTGCCCTTGCGCGTAATCGCCAAGCAATACGCCGAATTAAAGGCGCAAGGGCTTCTTGAACTTTTCCAAATGGAATGCGCCCTTTTGCCCCTGCTTCTTGAAATGCGGTTTGCCGGGGTTCGGGTTGATATACCGAAAGCGGAGGCTTTGCGGGAAACCCTGTTCCACCGCGAAGCCGCCTTGCAAGCGCGGTTGAACAGCCTTGCGGGGTATGAAGTCAACGTGAACGCCGCCGCGTCCCTTGCTCCCGCCCTTGACGCGTTGGGGATACGTTACCCGTTCACCGCCAAGACCGGCCAACCCTCAATCACGAAGCCCTTCCTTGAAGCTTTGGAAGGCGTGGAACTGGCAGACGTTGTGGGGGAAATCCGCAACATTGGGAAGCTCCGGGGAACTTTCTTGGAATCTTATATTTTGGGAAGCCACGTTGACGGAAAGGTTTTTTGCCAGTTCCATCCCCTCCGGGCGGATGAAGGCGGGACACGTTCCGGGCGGTTCTCTTCCTCAACCCCCAACCTTCAAAACATCCCAAGCCGGGACAAAGAGCTTGCCCCGCTCATGCGCGGGATGTTTGTCCCGGACGTGGGGCATAGGCGTTGGGTCAAATTCGATTACTCACAAATTGAATACCGCTTCCTTGCCCATTTCGCCACCGGTCCCGGTTCGGAAGAGCTTCGGGCGCAATACAACGCGGACCCCCGGACAGATTACCACGTTCACACGCAAGACATGGTTCAACGAATGTTGCGCCGGGAAATTGACCGGAAGCCCATCAAAACAATCAACTTCGGGTTGATTTACGGGATGGGGATTCCGAAGCTGTTGGCGTCCCTTGGACTTTCCGAAGCGGAGGGGGAAGCTTTCTTTGAAGCCTACCACTCCGCCGCGCCATACGCCAAGGCTACAATGGACGCCTGTTCTTTGGAGGCGGAGCGGTTCGGAATCATTTCCACAATCATGGGGCGGCGTTCGCGCTTTGACTTGTGGGAACCGGAAAGATTCGTCAACGGGGAGCGGATGCAAGCCCTTCCCTATTGGCAAGCCGCCCAAGCCTATTCCGGGGACTTGAAGCGGGCAATGCTTCACAAAGCCTTGAACCGCAAATTGCAGGGTTCCGCCGCCGATATGATGAAGCTGGCAATGCTCCGCTGTTGGCAATCCGGCGTTTTCGCCGTGACAGGCGTTCCGCGCTTGACCGTCCATGATGAACTGGACTTTTCGGACCCCGGCGGACGGGAAGCGGAAGAGGGTTTCCGCGAAGTCAAGAACATCATGGAAACTTGCATGAAGCTGAAAATCCCGGTGATTGCGGACGCGGAAGCCGGGCCGGATTGGGGGCATGTTGAAGATATTTCTTTTTCTTGAAGTTTTTTCTTGCGCCGGGGTTTTTGGGATGATACATCTTTCCGCGTCAACCAACAAAACAACATGACCGCAACCGCAACCAACATCACAACGGACCCGCTTTTCAACCGCAAGCTTTCCGAATTGCCCTCAACAACAACCGTAAACGTCCGCTTTACCGCCCCGCGCAAATTCGCTTTTGACAATCCTCCAACGGTTGAGGCTTACACCTTGGAAATCCCCACCGCTGAAATTTTTGAAGCCGGGGATTGGCTTTCCCGCCGGACCGCCGGAGTCAAGTTCTCCAAAGTGATTGCGTGGCTTCGTTCGAATGGCCATGAAAGGCAAGGACTGGAACTTTGCGTTTCCATAGCATAAACCCCAACCCCCGCCGGGGTTCAATCCCCCGGACAACCCTCAACCGCTCCCCACAATGCCCCGCGCCCTCCCCAAATTCCTACCGCTCCCGCCCGCCTGCGATGAATGGAAGCTTGAAGCCGCCTTGCGTGAAGCAGGGTATCCCGTCACGGTCAAGCGGACAAGCCGGACGAGTTGCAAGGTTTCCGCGTCCTCCGCTTATGACGTGGAAACCCTTGTTGCCTACGTCAAGGGGTGGATTGCCGGGGCGAACAGCCATTGACGCGGCTTCCTCCCGCCGGGGAGGGGGTAAAGCCCCGAAAAAGGGCATTTCCGGCCAAATAAAATCCGGCCATGGCCGATTTTATACCGTCAAGGTCTGTTCCGCCGTGAAATTGGCGTCCGTATGCCCCGAAGCCCAAACGTCAAAGGCGGCAACCTTCCAATACGTTGTTGCGGGGCGTGAAAGGTTCACGGTGGGGCTTGTCCCTTGGTAAACCTGATTTGCCCCGCTAGGGGTGAAGCCCGGCGTTGCGGAGGCGTAAACGCGGTAAAAAGTGAAGTCCGCCGGAATCACCGGGAGGGCGTCCCAAGTGAAATCATAGTTGGTTCCGCCGGTGGGGGTTGTTGCCGGGCTTGTGATGACCGGCGGCGCGGGGTTCGTGGCGGTGATTGTGGCGAACGTGGCGGAGTCCCCGCCGGAGGAAAACGCGTAAATCTTGAAATCGAAAGAACGGGCGGAGGCTGTTGGAATTGCCGCCGTGTCCGCCAGCATGAAAGCGGACGTGTAAGAGTAGGCAAGCCCCTCCGCATTCTCCAAGTCAACGGAACGAAGCAAGGTTGCGTCCCCCGCCTTGTAAACCTTGACGGTATGCCCCAAGGCGTCCGGCGCGGCTTGCCAAGATACATCAAGAGAAAGCGTGTCCGTTTCAACGTAGGGGTTGCCAACCGGCGCGACGGGAACGCCGCCGAAGCCGATTTCCGCCGCAAGGGACAGTCTGGCGGAAGAGCGGAAGCCGCCACGGCTTAGGGCGTAAATCCGGTAAACAACTTCCGAAGGCAACGCCAGTGTCTCAAACGAAGTTTGACCGCCGGGAACCCTTGTCACTTCATCCCACTTGGAAGAACCGTCAACCGGCAAGTCATGGGTTTTTTGAATGATGAATTGAACCGCCCCGCGTGAAGGTGGCCAAGTCAAAATAACCCTGTCCGTTTGGTCTGGAATGTTTGAGACAATCAGGTTTTCAACCGTTGGGGCGTCCGGGTCCTTCGGCGTGACAATTCCGGCGACGAGCGGAGGAACCGGGGAAGAGTCAAATTCGTAAACGCGGGGGTCATAGTTCACAACCCGCATTTCCACGGTTGATTCATCAATGGGATGGATACCGGCAACCTTGCCCTTCAAAACGGTAAAGTCCGCTATTCCAAAAAAGAACAGGGAAGGCATTTCATCCGGGTTGAAGTTCAAAGCCTCCGGCGGGTCCTCCGCAAGGACGATTTGGTTTGCCGAAGCCCCGGCGGTTGCCGCGATAGCCGCCCCCATGGCGGAACCGTCCGCCCCACGGAAAAGGACGGCGTGGGAGTATCCCGGCGCAAAACTCACTTTTTCGGAAAGCGTGGCGGTGTTTGTTCCCGAATCATACCCAAGGACAAAGCCGGACATGGGGGCGGCAAAGGAATCGTTGTGGAAGCCTACAAGGTCAAGGTAAGTGGGGATATGCCCTTCCAAGCCCGTCCGCCAACTGTATTGAATCTTTTGATACCGGCGCGTTGCAAGAATGAACATTCCTTCCCGGTAGGCTTGCGCCCTGTCCGTGACGCCAAAGAGCTTCAACGTGTCCGGGTTCTCCGCAAAGTCCCCCGGAAGCTGGCAAAGGATTTCAACCGGCTTCCACGTCAAGGGGTCCGTGTATTCCACAAGCAGGGAATCAAAATCCCCGAATTTGAAAATGTCCAGTTCCTCCCGGAAGGTGTTCGCCTCCATGTTTTCGGCGTTGAACATGCCCGCCGGAAGCGTTTGCGGTTCATCCCGAATCATGGTGATTCTTGAACCTTGCGGGATGGGGACGGCGCGGCCAACGCGGGCAACAGCCTTTGCGGCTTCCCAAACGGTCAAACTTGTATCAAAGGTCCCGTCAAAGTAATCTTCCCGCTCGTCATAGGTGGCGGCAAGGGCAACCAAGGCGTCAAGGTCAAGATACTCTTCCGCAAGCCGTCCCCCGTAGGTTGAGCGGAACACGTCACAAAAAGCCCAAACAGGATTACGGGTTGGCGTTCCGGCGGACCAAGTTTCGGTGAAATCGTTGTAAACCGGAAGCTTGCGGGTGGCGTAAACGTTCAACCGCGCCCGCGTGTTGGAATTGAGGTTGTTTGACGCCAACGCCCGCATTGCAACCATTGTTGTTTTGGGATACGTGACAGTTGAGGGGGCAATCCCCCGGAGGGCTTCCCATTGCAAAAGCTCCGCAATTTTTGAACTGTCCGAAAAATTGGTCAACCGCCGCCCCCGGACTTCGTAACGCTTGGCCACAACGTCCGCGCCGTATGTCAAGCGTTGCGGGGTTTGGCTTGCCCTCGTCACGGTATCCGTGGCAACAGGTATCCAAACCCCCACGGCTGTTCCGGCGTCATCTATTTCCCTCGCCTCAAACTCAAATTCAACGGAAAAGTTGCCCCTTCCGCCTTTCTTGTTCAAAGAGTAAAGACCTTGCGGGAAAGCAATATCAACCTCAATCCGCGTGATTGTTGTTCCCGCCGCGTTCACCGCAAACGGACCTTCCCAACCGTCCCCGGCGTAATCGGGATGGGTGGGGCCGTAAAGCTCAATACCCGAAACTTCCACGGACGTTGTGACGGAATCCGGGTAAAGGGTTGATGTTCCTCCGGGCAAGATATATTCAAGCGTTATTTCGTCAAAGTGGGCAAGCGGCGTGTCTTCAATGTAAGCCTCTTCAATGTCAAACTCCCCAAGACCAAGGCAAAAAAGTGAAGTCTGGTATTGGTCATTTCCAATGTATTCGTTGAACGCCGGAGCGGCAACGCTTGGGAAAATGCGAACCTTGCCGTAATGGCATTCCACCGCGTCCCCCATCCTGATTTGGTTTGTCTGTCCCTTCAAGTTGTAAACCGTATCCCCTTGGGAAGCGTCATTCGGAAGAACAGGGTCCGGCATTAAAAGGGTTGCGGCAAGCGCGGCAACAACAAGAACAATGATTGCAATGACAACCCCCACGAACCCGCCGGGAATAGCCGTGACGGTCAACACGTCCCCGGCGCGGATTTCCGTTTGCCAAGTGGGGGCGTTGGGAAATTCGGGGTTGGCTTCCACAAGAACGGGCGTCCCGTTCAATTGAACCAACGTGGGGGTTTCAAAATAAACGAAGCCCTCCCCGAAGTGGGAGCGGAAAAAGGTATCAATTGATACCCCGCTTGCGGAAGCGAACCTTTGCAAGTCCTTGTGGGGTTCAAAAGGGTTTTGAATGATTAAGGCTTGGAACATGAGAGAAACCGGTAAAATTCGATTGTGGAAAAGCCACTTGCCCGCAAGGATGCAAGGGGTTGCGCCAAAACGCAAGCCCCTTCAACGGCATGGAGAACCAAGCCCGAACCGAAGGGAAGCCAAAGCCCAACGTGATGAATCAGGCGATTTGCGGACAGTCCAACAACGCAAAAGGCTTCCGGCCCGGCCAATACCTCCCAAGCTTCGGAATCCTTTTGCCTTTGCGCCTCCGCCGTGATTGCCGGAATGGGCGCGGCGGATATGCCCGGAAGGTCTGGCAACCTTTTTGAAAAGTGTTCTTGATATATCCACAAGAGC